CTGCACAACTAATTCATATAGGTGGTGATAGCAATGTTGGTAAAACTATCCTTACAAAGCAGATACTAAAAAATGTAGCAGATAAACATAAGACACTCTTCTTTAGTTATGAGATGCCAAAGTGGAAGATAGTAAGACAGCTTACAAACACTACGTTTAATCGCAAAAACTACTTCATAACAGATACGAAGATGATGAAGGGTACTGACATCATTGATACGGCTCGTATGATAAAGAGAATGCACAGACTTCACAATATACGCTTTGTAGTTATAGATTCTAAGATGAAGATCACAAACAACCATTATAAGGGTTATTCATCTGCTGAGAAGATAGCAGAGGTAGATGCAATACTTGCTTCTTTGTGTCAAGAGTTAGACCTGGTGATATGTATGATAACTCAACTTAGTAAAGACGATCAGCGTAATGGAACTATGAGTGGTTATGGTTCTGGTATGAGTGACTATGAAGCTGATATGAAGTTGTTGATAAGTTTTATGGATGGTGAATCAGATCTAAGACGTAAGCTTGAGGTTAAAAAGAATCGTCAAGATGTTAAGCATGAGCCTGTAACACTCCACTTAGATACTAAGATATTAGAGTTTCAAAGCTATGCTGTGGAAGAAACGGTATACGATTCTAATCCATTACCTTTTGGTGGGGATAAAGTTAATCCAACGACACGACCACCGATACCTAAAGCAATTTCACTTAGTGAAGATAGTGACAATATAGAGGTGGAAATCTTATGAGAATGAATTACAAAACATATCCAACTGATTATGTCCAAGAACTCAAAGCAAGCAGTAGAAAGAAGGCTAGAGCCTTTTTAGAGTACTGGGATGATATGGAGCATGGTGAACATAATTCATTACGCTTTTATGCTCAGAGCTGGGAAGTAGGGAAGTCTACGGTTCAAAGATGGCAAGAAGAGTTTAACCATGAAATAGATTTATTTCTATCTCACTGGGTACTTAAAAACAACCAGCACAATAAGCACGTAAAAAAATCAATGGGACACTATGAGGACAAAAGGGACAGCAGTAATCCCCATAATATAGGGAACGCTGAAATAAGTGAGGGACAGCCACGGGACAAAGCTCTTAATAACATTAATAATAATAATACATCATCTGGATTTTTATTTGATAAAGAGTATGGAGATTTATTTTTTGTTTATAGCAGAAATACAAGATATCCTGGTAAGAAGCCAGACGCATATCTGGCTTTTACTGCATGTGGTGTAAATGTAGACTTATTGAAGTTAGCAGCTATGAAGTACTTACATGATCCAGTTGTAAATAAACCAGTTGGAATTAAAAAGTTTTTAGAAGGTGAATTGTATCAACCATATTTACCAACTTACTTGAGAGTACAAAGTGGTGATGAATGGTATGAAGGTGAATATAATTCAACTACCTATGAGCTAAAAGATGTGGAAGGTAAATCACTTGGAACTATTAAACCAAGTCTACTTGTAGAACTTTATGAGAAGCAAGAACTCAAATATATAAATCAACTATCAAAGGTTTCATAATGGCAGAACAAAACAATATGGTTAAAACAGAAGACGTAATAGAACGCATTAAAGATGTGATTTGTCATGAGTATAAAGATAAAAAAGTATTTGATAAGAATGTAGCCTATGAACTTGGTGTAGAAGCTAAAGCTTTATCAGTCCAGAAAACTAGAAATTATATTCCATATGATGAACTAACTATGTTTGCAATCAGACGTAAAGTGAATGTGAACTGGCTATTTTTTGGAATAGGGCAGATGGAGATGAGTTATGCCTAAGAAGATATGTAATCAAGTTGGATGTAATGAACTTATACCAATGAGTGAGAGATATTGTTCAGCTCATAAGCGTGACATTAAGAAGCAAAAGAACAAATCATATAATCAGCATGGCAGAAACCAAGAGCATGATAAGTTCTACCACTCCAAAGAATGGAAAAATATAAGAAGCATTGTTATGTCCGAACACGCTGGACTTTGCTGTCAATGTGCAAGACTTGAAATGACAGTACCAGCTGATGTAGTAGATCACATCACACCAATAGAAGTTGAATGGGAAGCAAGATTAAAACGTGAAAATCTTCAACCACTTTGCCATCCATGTCACAACCGAAAAACTGCTGAAGATAAAAAAACATATGGGGGGCGGGTATGATTCCTACAACCTTAACCGACCATACATCGCCTCTTCTATCTTCTTTTTACAAAATGTGTTTTTCATGGGGTGGCTATTTTTGTATAAAAACACTTGATTTTTTAAGTTTCGCCAGCGAAAGCCTGAACCTTAAGCGAAAGGATTAATTATGGCAAAAGGCATAGATTGGGAATTTATAAGATCAGAATATGAAGAGACTCCAAAGTCTGAACGCTTGATTGCTGAAGAAAATGGAACGACTCATGGAACTATCCAAGCCAGGAGAAGAAAAGATAAGAAAAATGGTGATGAGTGGATTAAAAAAAACCATGTAGCTGTAGTTAAAGATAAGGCTCTTATAAATTCTCGTAAACCAATTCTCAATAAAACAGGTCTTAGGAAAATAGAAGAGATCAAGCTAGAGCTTGGTGACAACTACTCAGTCCTAGACGAACCTCTAGTTATAGCATTTGCATTGAATTATCAAAAGTGGGTAGATGTTCAATATGAACTACTTGATAATGATTCTATAGCTACTAGCTCAAAAGGCACTGAATATATATCACCTCGTGAAAATCTTGCAAAGATGTATGAGTCAGCATTTATTAAAATCGCCGGGCAGCTTGGGCTGTCACTTGCATCTAGAAAAAGAATGAAATTAAATCCAAAGTCCGACACGGAAGAGGCAAGTTTATTTGATATTGTAGATGAATTGGGGGAGTGTGATGTCGATGTCTGAAACGAAAAAAGCAAACAACCGTATACTGCCTTACTATGAAAAAACATTTGAACGCCACAAAAATGACTTAGCAGCTGTCAAGGCTGGTCTGCGTGATGATATCCGCTTTAACAAAAAGCTAGGTCATGCGTATGTTGTTATCATAGAAAAACTAAAACACTTTGAAGGTGAGTGGGCTGGTCAACTAATAAAACTCGAAGAGTGGCAAAAAAAAGCCCTTATTATCTGTTTTGGATGGCAAAAGAAGAGACTTGATAAAGATGGTAAGCCACTTAGAAAAAATGACAAAGAACAATGGATAAGACGTTTTAATTCAGCGTTCTGGTTTATACCTCGTAAAAATGGTAAATCAATCCTTGCTTCTGGTGTTGGTGTAGCTGAAAGTGTACTTACTTTTGAAAAGGGAAACCAGATAGTATCTTATGCCACAAAAAAAGAACAGGCTAAGATTGTTTGGAACGGCTGTAAAAAGATGGTTGAGTCAAACAAAGAACTATCTAAAAAATCAAACATATCGTATACTACAATCAACATCAATCCAACCGGTACAACAATAAAACCTTTAGGACGTGACAGCAAAACTGAAGATGGTTTAAATGTTGGTCTTGGAATAGGTGATGAAACACATGCACATGCAAGCCGTGAGATGAGAGAAGTTATAGAGTCTTCTCAAGGTGCTAGGCTTCAACCTATGATGTTTGATATAACTACTTCAGGATTTGACACAGCTAGTACTGGTTATCAAGAATATGAGTATGCAAAAAAGGTTATGGATGGAATTATTGAAGATGATAGTTACTTCGCATTTATATGTGAACTTGATGAAGGTGATGATCCTTTTGATGAAAATGTTTGGTACAAAGCAAATCCTAATCTTGGTGTGTCAAAGTCATGGGATTATATGCGTAAACAAGCAAAACAAGCAAAAGAGAGAACAGAATCTCGTAATAACTTTTTAGTAAAAGACTTAAACAAATGGGTTAATGCTGCAGAGCACTTTGTAAAATATGAAGACTGGGAAGCTGCTAAAGTTGATGAAGTGGACCTAAGCAAAGCGATTGCAGTTTTTTTAGGTGTGGATTTGTCTCGTAATGATGACTTTACGGCTTTAGCTAAACTCTATATGCTGCCAAACAAAAAGTTTTATACTACTCAACACTATTACATTCCAAAAGACAATGTGCGTGAGCGTGAAGCTGAACTAAGAGCACCGCTTACTAAGTGGATATTAGAAGGTCATATTACAGCAACACCAGGTGGCTCAATTAATTATGATTACATTCAAAAAGACATACTAAAAGAGATAGCAAGTGGTGCTATAAATGAGATTTGTTATGATCCATACAAAGCAGCTACGCTTATTAAGAACATAGAAGATGAAAGTGCTTTTGAAGAGTGTATTCAAATTCGCCAAGGTTATTTAACTATAAGTGAACCAACCTTTAACTTTAGAGACTACATCAAAAACGGATCACTTGCTCATGATGGTAATCCAGTTACAAAGTGGATGGTGTCAAATCTTAGTGTGCTCGGAGATGCAGCTGGCAATGTAAAACCAGATAAGACAAACCAAAATCGAAAGATAGATGGTTGTGCCGCCATCATAAACACTCTAGCTCGTACTGTATCGTATGAACCTAAAGAAGAAAGTGTTTATGAGAGTAGAGGTGTTAGGAGTGTTTAATTATTACACACTATACACATTTTTTTATTAAAAATTAAGTAATTAGTGTGTATAATGTGTATTAGAAAAGGAGGTTAAGCCTATGGACGCAAAAGAAGTCCTTAAGATTTTAAAGGCTAACGGGTTTGAAAAGAAGTCTCAAAGAGGTTCACATATTAAACTTGTTAATGATGATAAGGTGGTCATAGTTCCTGACCACGGGAAACGAGATATCCCGATAGGAACTCTAAAAAATATAGAGAAGTCAAGCGGAGTAGACCTCCGCTAATCTCTATGATGTTACATATAAGGATATAAAGATGGAATATATAGCTTTTATACACAAAGAAAATAATGATTTTGTCGCAGTAGTGCCAGATTTAAACTTTGTATCAAGCTATGGGGAGACTTTTGTAGAAGTTGTTCACAATATTGTTGAAGCTGGTGAGCTTTACTGTGAAGACTTAAAAGTATTACCAAAACCTTCAACGCTTGAAGATTTAAAAAATAAACACAAAAATGATTTAGCACCAAATGCAATGCCTCAGCTTTTAAATATAAAAGTTGAAAAATTAAAAAGAATCAATGTAATGATGAGAAGTGATATTATCGAAATTCTACCAGAAAGACTTGTAGAATTTAATGGTAATCGAAGTGCTTATCTACAAAACCTAGTGATTCAAGATTTACAAACACACAATATAAACCTTTAAAATCTAGCTTAACCTCTATCCCTCTACTGAGGGGTAATCTTATACAAATCAAACAACAACACTTCCCTCTGTAGTCTTTTCGCTCTTAGCTACTAATTAGTTGTAGAGTTTTTTCTATGGAACAGATAAAAATCATAAAAATACTTTGCATCTTTTTACTGTTAATAGTTTTAGGATTCGCAACTGCTATAACTTTAGCATTCCCAGATCTTGCAAAATATGCCTATTCAGCTGCACTAGGAGTGCACTCATTTTTTATGCTTATATTATTTATCATGTACATCAAAGATGATACAAAAGTAGAACCAAATGAACCTGCTAAGTAGACTTTCAAAGAGAGAAACATCTACGCTCTCAAATCCAAAAGAGTGGTTAAGCTCAATCTTTGGTGGTACTTCAAAGTCTGGTGTAAATGTAACCGTTAAAAATGCACTCGAACATTCCACAGTTTATGATTGTGTAAACATACTATCACAAGACTTAGCTTCACTTCCACTGTCTGTATATAAACAACAAACAAAGAACGACAAATCATTTAAATCTAAAGATACTTCCCACCCTCTTCATTTTTTATTATCAGATGAACCGAATGATGATATGACATCATTCACTTGGAAACAAGTTCTAATGATCCATTTGTTATTAAGAGGAAATCACTACTCTCAAATAGTTCGCAACAATGCAAATGAAGTTATAGGCATCTATCCATTAGATAATGACAAAATGACAGTTGTACGTCTTGAAAGTGGAAAAATAGGCTACATATACAGACACGACACCTATGGAGAGGTAGCACTTGATTCCAAAGAAGTGCTTCATTTTATAGGGATGACACTTGATGGAATTATCGGAGTAAGCCCAATAACATACAAGCGTCATACCATTGGTGCAAGTATAGCCATGGAAGAGTTTGGTTCTACACTTTTTAAAAATGGTGCTACTCCAAGTGGGGTTGTGTCCGGTGATAAAATAGGCTCAATGTCTGATACTGCTTTTGAGCGTTTTAGAGAAAGTTTTAAAGAAAACTACCAGGGCTTAATGAATGCAGGAAAACCACTTATTTTAGAAGATGGGTTTAAATTTACTCCAATTACTATCAGCAACAAAGATGGACAGTTCTTAGAGAGTCGCAAATTTTCTAAAGCAGAAATAGCCTCAATGTATCGTGTTCCACTTCATAAAATAAACGAATTAGACAAAGCTACGTTTGCAAACATTGAACACCAATCTATGGAATTTGTTACAGATGCAATTCGCCCCTGGGCTGTTCGTATTGAAAAAGAGACCAAGCGTAAATTATTTTCGCCGGCGGAAAAAAAGACACACTGCGTCAAGTTTAATCTTGGTGCATTACTTCGTGGTGATACAAAATCACGCTATAAGGCATACGAATCAGCAATTACCAAAGGCTGCTGGATGACTCGTAATGAGGCACGTGAACTTGAAGATTTAAATCCAATAGATGGACTTGATGAAATGATAGTTCCATTAAATTTCGGTAAGGAGGGTGATAATGCAAAAAAAGAAGAGAAGTAAGCAAGAGATTATTTCTCGAATGAATGAGGTTGGTGTAATGAACCGTTCTTGTGGTAAAGGTCTTTGCCCAAGAGCTAAGGGAGATATCACAGAGATTGATGTCGAAAACCGCACTATACCTTTTATTTTGGTGAGTAAGGACAATGCTGGTGAACGTTATGACTGGTGGAATGATGAAGTCTATATTGAGGAACTTGACCCACATGGTGCAAGACTTGATGAGCTAACAACATTCTTTATAGATCATGTACAAAGTGTTGACACTGCAAGAGGTCGAATTGAAAATGCTCGAGTAGATACAGATGACCAAGTTAAGTCAGATGTAGTTTTTGGAACAGACCCTGACTCTGATTTAGTATTTAGCAAATACAACGACCGCATACTTACAGATGTAAGTGTTGGTTACTACGTGCATGACATCATTGTCACTTCTAAAGAAGATGAACCTGACCATGTATTGGTAACTGACTACACGATAGTTGAGTTATCAGCCGTGTGGAAAGGTTTCGATAAAGGTGCAACTATAGGACGCTCGGCAGCGAGACAAACAGCAGCTCCAAAGCTAAGATGTACAGATGTACTTCGTAAAAAATTAAACTTAAAACAAAAGGATATATAGATGAATTTAGAACAACTACGTGCTTTTTTAGCAGAATTAGATGGAAAAATGAGAGCTATGCTTGATGAAAACCCAGAGGGTTTAAATGAAGAACAATCAAAAGAGTATGATCAATTTGAAAAAGATTTTGATGATACAAGATCTAAAATTGAAAAAGCTGAGAAACGTGAAGAAAATCAAGAAAAACGTACAGCATTTTTAGGTAAAGAGCAAAGAGCACCTTTAGTTGGTAATGTTGCTGGTTCAGATACTCCTGATGATTCACAAAAACAGCGTACAGCATTTTTATCATATGTTAGACATGGTAAAACACATGAAGGTACAAGAGCATTATCTACAAGTACAGATACTAAAGGTGGTTACTTAGTACCAGAGACTTATGCTAATGAAATTCTTGCAGCACTACCAAACAACTCTCCTATGAGAAAATATGCAACGGTAATTAAAACAGATGGTACATTTAATATACCTATTGCTGGAGCTAAACCTACTTTTGGTTTTATTGATGAACTCGGTACATACCCTAAAACAGATGGTGAGTATGACAACAAAGTACTTGAAGCTTGGAAAGTTGGTGGTATTATCCAAGTCGCTGAAGAGTTATTGGCAGACGAATCTTTTAATTTAGTAGCCCATTTAAATGGTCTTATGATTGAAGGTATTGGTGAAACTGAAGGTACTTCATTTTTAACTGGTGATGGTGTTAAAAAACCACTTGGTTTATCTCAAAGTGTTCCAGCTGGAAATACTAAAACTTTAGCTGTGCTTGATACACTATCTGAAGCTGATGTTGAAGACTTATATTTATCTGTAAAAGCAAAATATAGAAAAAATGCTACATGGTTTATATCAGATGCATTCTTTAAAAAAGTATTTAAGATGAAGAACGCAAACGGTGAACCTATTTGGTCAAGAGGTATGACTGAAGATGAGCCTGGTAGAATCTATGGCAGACCTTATGAGATTGATGATAGTTTAACTGGTGCAGCTGGTGAGCCGTTGGCATTCTTTGGGGATATGAAATATTACCAAATTGGTGATCGTGGTCAGATGATGATTCAACGTTTAGATGAACGTTATGCAGATGAAGGTATGGTTGGTTTCAAAGTTTACAAACGTACAGATGGTAAGCTTACTATAGATGAGACAGTAGCTATGCTTCAAAACGCTGCTTCATAAGGCTAAATTATGAACACTAAAGTCATAGTTTTATCACCCGTTGTGGGTGATAACTTCTCTCATCCAGCTAGTAAAAAACAAGTACCTATGGAAATATCTATAGCTTTTAAACTGGCTCTTAACGAAACGGTTAAGTTTGTAGATCAACAGCTTTACAACAAAATGCTAAAAGAACATAATGATAAGCTTCAAAAGACAGCAGATGAAGAAGCTGAAAAAGAAGCTATAAAGAAGCATGACCATTTCCGTGCTGAACTAAACACACTGTGCCTTCAAGTAGTTATGAAAGCTGCCGAGGTAAATGGTAAAAACTTGAGTGAACAAGAGATTGTTGATGGAACTGAAGAGTTGTTATCAATATTCTTAGAGGAGCGTCAAGATGAATCCAAAGAGGAACAGGGCTTTTTTAGCTCGTTATTATTCGGTAAAAAGTAGGAAGATATGCAACTGACATTAGTAACACCACCACCAGCTGAAAAACCATTGACACTTGATGAAGCTAAAGCTTTTTTAGGTGAGTTAGATGATCTACACAATGATTTAATTCAGAGTATGATTGACTCTGCAGTTACTCATACTGAAAACATTTTAAATCGCCAGCTGGGAGTTGCTACTTATGAAGGTTATGCAGATCACTATGTGACTAAGCTTCCAAAAAATCCTATTAAGTCTATTGACAAAATAGAGATAATGGTTGATGGTAACTATGTAGAAGTAGACAGCTCTAAGTACTACCTGTATGAAGAGTATGAAGTAGGCTGTATTGAGTATATTGATATGCCGACTTTTGAGTATCATAGAAAAGCGGTAAAAATCACTTTTACTTGTGGCTACGATGTTACTCCAGAACCTATCAAAACTTATATCAAAACCAAGATATCTACACTGTTTGAAAATCGTGAAGAGTATGTTATCGGTGCTAGTATCAGTAAGTTTGATGATGACTTAGCTAGAAATCTTCTTGTACCTTACAGGATTATGCCGTGAGAAGTGGAAATCTAAGAAAAAAGATAATCATTCAACAAAGTAGCCAAACTCAAAGTGCTACAGGAAGTCCAAAAGAAGTATGGGCTGATTTTTTAACTACATATGTAGCCATCATTCCACAAAGTGCCAAAGAGTTTTTTAAAGCAGGCACACATGCTGAAATTACACATAAAATAGAGATGAGATACAGACCAGGTATAAAGCCAGATATGCGTATAAAATACGGTGAACGTATCTTTGAAATCGAAGCTCCACCAATCAATGTTAGAGAAGAAAATAAAGTGCTTCATATCTTGTGTAGCGAGTGTATTTAATGATATAACTTGATATTTAATGATATAACTTGATATTTAATGATATAACTTGATATTGCTTTAAGATATAAATAGTTATACTTTTACTAATCAGATTAGTCAATGTGATTAAAGTTGATTCTTATCAGTTTTGATGACAGAGGTCTTCTGTTGTGGAGTGTGAGTTGAGGATGAGCCTTCGGGTAGAGTCAGAGTGATGACTTGCTTCATCCGTCCACTCCCGTCTAACTACTAAAAAAATTAAAAATCAGTTTTCCGTCTTCTTTAACTTTTAAAACTACAGTGTATTTTAATCCATTCTTATTTTGTATAAAATTTATGCGTCCTTTTTTACCTGGAACTTCTACATCATTATTTATAACATTCCCAATATTCAGTATATCGCGTGCAGTTATTTCTCCATCACATCCGCTACAAAAATGTCTAAGTAAAATATGCCTAAAACCGATACCGTCATTTCCTTTAAATAAAACAATAGTGTATCCGTTAATCTCAAATTCTACAGCTACTGATGGATTCATTATAAAGTTAAAAACTGCTTCTTGGTGTGGTTTTAATGCTCTGCCAGATGGTAAGGTGTCTTTATACTCAATGAGTTCATTTTGAAGTTTTCTTAA